GACCAATCTCTTTTCCTTTATCTCCAATAGGTTGAAAGAAAGATCTCAAAGAGTCTCCTACTTTCTGACCAAAACTTCTGTCTTCTTCAACAGGGGGAGGTAGTAATTGACCAGCCAACTGAGGATCTAGGTTGTCCATTTTATTTGTGGCAATCAATGCTTCTAAGGATGCGGCTGCTTGTTCTCTACCTGTAAGATCTCCCGCACGATCCATAATCGATTGTAAAGCCATGTCTTGTGTTGTAGAACCCATGCCCTCGGATCTAGATACGTCTGGTAAAGCTTTCAATTCTTCTATCAAAAAGGCTTGACTTGCGTTGTTTGGGTCCATTGGTTGCGTTGGAATATTTGGCCCAAAATCTGGAGCGACACGTCCGTCTGTATACACTTTGTATCTTATTCCATTAAGCTCAACGGTTTTTAAAACAGAACTTGTAGGTGAACCAACGCTACCACCAACTTGATAAGTTTGTGCTGCTTGCATAAGCTCTGGAGACGAAGTCATTATACCGCCCATGTTCGCCAGTCTTCGACGAGCAGCCCGATTAGCAAACAATTTACGGTTCATTACATTCATGTCTAACCTCCAAACATTCCAGCGCGACCAAGACTATACAGTCCCATGCCGAGGCCACCAATCTGTGACAACATGCTAGGATCTGGGGTCTGCTGCGATGTAAACGTAGTCTGAGATGTTGGCATACCTTGGAATATATCTGAGTAAAATCCGAGTTGCTGGTACGGCTGCATGACATTCTGGTATTGTGTCTGTCTTGCTGCATCCAGTTCTCTCTGACGCTGCTGCTGTTCCTGACCACCGATTGATGAAAGCATATTGATGTCGTTGATGTTAAGACCTTGGAACGCCTCGCCAAGTTTAGCCTGTTGCATACCCAAACTACCCAGCCCTCGTGCCGCTGCCTGTGCTCGTGCCAACTGCTGTTGTTGTGCTTGAGCAAAACCTTGCTGTCTTAGTCCAGCCGCTGTTCGAGCTTGTTGATCCAAGATGTTACGTCCAATCTCTGCACGTTCGATACCCTCACGAGATCCGCCAAAAGCCCCTGCACCTACGGCACGAGCCGCCGCTTGGTTTTGTTGTTGCTTTCCGGCACGAGCAATGTCTGCCATAGATTGATCGATAACAGCCTGTTCATACGGATTCATGTACGCCATGGCTGCGGTTGGATCTAATAAACTTTCTGTTGCTGCAATACCTGCACTCGTGGCTTGTTCTCCTGCCTGTAACATAGGCATATACGCACCAATACCCTGAGTTGCCAGATCTGTAGCAGCCTGTTGTAAGGGTGTGCGTCCTGCGACTTGATATTCTGGAAGCGTGTAAGCCTGTTTACCTAACGCCTGTGCCCGTTGCAAAATTTCTTGTAAATATTCCCGCTGGTATTCGGGTAAGTCCGTAATCGTTGTTGCTGTTGTTTCTGCCATAGTCTTACCCTTCTATGCTTTGTTAACTTCAGCGAACATTCTTGCCGCTTCTGCTCCACGGCTACCATTAGCTGCACCACCTAATCGCATACCCGCTCTTTCTATATTACCATCTGGATCTAATGCCGCCAAATCTTTTCCTGATAAAATAACTTCGCCGTTAGACACTAATATTTCTTCAACCTTTTCACCATTCTGCATAATACCACCAGGTATTGAGTCACTGGTTACGTCCCCAGGACCTTGGATCAAGCCCCCAATACCACTTTCCATCATACCACCAGTTGCTGCTGTCAAAATTTTTCGTTGTGGTGGTGGTTGTGTTGGATCTCCATACTTTTCTAGGTAGGCTCTATCATATGCAAGTAATTCTTCTGGTGTATCAAATTGAGGAGCTTCTCCTGTAATAGGATCAATGTATCTAGATTTGTATAGATTCTTTAGTGGATCTGTAGTTTCAGGGGCTTCGTTAAATTCTGCAAGTTTATCTTCAACCATGTCACGTTTGTCTTTTTTGCTGAACAGTTTGTCAGCGATAGTGCTGCCAATCAAACCAGCCGCTATGCCACCAAGACCGCCCAACGCTGCACCACCAAACAACTTAGGTAAAAGAGCTTTACCTACCAAGCTACCAATTATGCCGCCAAGAAAATAACCTTGCTTGTTTTCAGCCATTAACCCGATCCTCCTGAAATTTGTTCAGGCATTGTTACTACAATAGTTGTACTGCGCTTTTCACTTCCTGTCCATGACTCACCACAATCAGGGCAGTTACCGTCTGGATAAGAAGCAATTTCTTCTGGTGTGTCCACTTCGTTACTACAGTTTACACATTCCACTGTATCAGAACTTGTCGAAGGTTTCCACCTACTACCGTCTGGCATAATAAGTATGTCTGTCATGATATCACCACTGTTACTGTTCCTATTGCTGACGTGCCTACATTTGTTGTAACAGATGCTGCACTTGCTTTTTTAATTTTTACAAAACCATTGTCTTCAAAAAGATCGCCCTCTTCTAAAATACTAGCTACACTTACATTCGGCATGTTTGGTATATTTAAGAGTGGGTTTCTAGTTTCATCTATAAAGTTGTCCAAGGACCGAGCTAATTGATTTACATATGCAGAGTCATATTGTGGAGGGGCAATGGGGATAATGGATCGAACAATCTTTCTACTCATCGACGACCATCCGGTCTTGCATCTAGTCTGGGTGCACCCAGTCTCCAGTTGACTCCAGTTGTATTGCTCTCAACTTTCAGGTTGACCTGTCGTCCTCGTAATCTCATTTGGACCTGGTCCGTGTAGTTATCTGTTCCAGAAATCACAGAGGATCGTACGACATCTCCGTTTACAGATCCTTGACCCGCTGCGCTACCGTTGTAGTTTCTCGCACCCATAGTGAATGTTACCTGCGGTGCCGCTGCATCCGAATCTGAAAAGTTAAGATCAGGTATAACCCTGTTGATCAACATAAATTGTTGACCATCTCCTATGTCAAAGTCTGCTGACTGCACAAAAGCGTTAACTGCGACTGGAGGGTTAACACTACCATCGTCCAGACCATTTTCGTGGTTGTACAGTACGCCGTCTGTTCCTGGAGCTTGTGGGAATAAACGAGACCCAGATGCTCTGTCGTTCCAAGCTGTTCTGGCTAACGTTCCATAGTACCAAGTTTTTTCAAGATAGTTGTAAATGACATAACGGTCTACTTCATCACTGTTTTGAGAACAATAATACCACCAGACCTCAGAGTTGCTCGATAGGCTACCTGCAAAAAATTTAAAGGACTGGTTACGGTTAATGTCATCAAACACATACTGTCGAACACTACATGGTATGGGATTTATACGACCATCGTAGACATAAAAATTTTCCTGACCCATCCAAAACACCAAGTCGTTTACAGCAATCGCTGTGTTAGGACCCGCAATACGGATGTTTGTACCAAGAATCGCTGTGCCAAAAGTAAACGGTGGACCGATAAACTGCACACTATGTAAACTGTTTTCTGTAAACACAAGGATCTGACGTGATGTTCGAATAGCTGTTACTATCTCAGAACCTTGAGACAGTCGTATATCACCAGCCGTGTTTGTAGCTGTGGGTGTCCAATCCGTTACACTCTCTTGGCTAGACCAACGAATAAGCAATGGATCAAAGGTAGCACTACCCACTGGATTAGCACCAAAGCACAAGACATGACGATCTGTGTCCGACACCATAACTTTTCGAACGGTAGTTGGAACATCAGAAGCACCCGCTACAGTGCTTAACTCTACCAACCTGGTTGTTTTACCATTTGTAGCATCCCAGTAATACAGGCTTCCATCTACGATATTTGCTACAAGATCCTCGCCCCAAGAGTCAGACATCCATAGTCTAAGGTTTTGACCAGCCAAAGACCCTGCACCTGAACTCCAAGTCATACGTCCCCAAGTACCTGCGCCCCAACCGTTACCAAGAACTGTGGTGTTAAGACCAACATCTATTTCCATAGCTGCGGTAACAGATCCACCTCCTCCAGTTGTTGAACCTGCTGTTGCGGCTCCGCCTGTATCAACCGTAAAAGTGTTGCTATCTGGAACGGTCAGTATTTCAAAGTTTTGATTTATTTCATTTGCAGTAATGCCATCTACAGCCGTAGCACCTGCAAGAGTAACATATCCTCCTGCCTTAGAACCGTGTGAGTTAGCCGTTACTGTTATAATACCTGAACCAGCAGTGCCTGTTTCGATAGGATCTGTGCCACAAGTAATCGTAGTTCTTATAGGAGTTATATCGTAATAAGTCCCACCATCTTCGAGGTAAGCTTTTTCGTGCGTACCCATAAACAAAAAATTTTCAGATGCCAGTGTTACGAAGTCTAGCATGTTGCGACAGCTACCTTGAAACGTGGTTGTTGCTACTTTTTGCCAGCCACCAATACGCTCCACATAGCCAGACTTAAAACGGATCTTATCTCCGTCAAACCAACCACCTTCGTTAGAATAGTTGGTGCCCTCTCGGTTGATTCCCGGCTTGAACTGGAGTTTGCTTAGTGGCATATAACATTACTCCGCTGCTTGAATCTCGTTGCCGTCTTCTTCTGCCCACGCAAGAATGGCTTGGTAGTGGCGGTTAGCTGGGTCTAAAGGGACAGCCATTTTTTGTCCATCTATAGTGGCAAAAATAGAATGATTTTCAGTAATTAATGTATCACCCATATATAAATGTACATACTGTGCGCTATTAATATTCATAATTATAACTCCGCATCTGCATCAAGGTATCCGTCAGTAGTAGAGTCAAATAAAACTGCGGCTTGTCCTAAAGTATGAGAACCACTAACAACAACACTAAGACAAATAATATCTCTAGAATTACGGCTACTAAAACTAGATATAGTAGCTACCCCTACAGAAGCAGAAAACGCTCTTACTCCACTTCCAATCGTACAAGTAGGAACTGCTCTCATACTGACAGGACAAGCTCTTGACATAATAACTGTGCTTGTTGCCTCAACACCCCCTACTAACAAGTGTGTGTTGCTACCATCATCTTTTCCTATTCGATTAAAATACCTCTGACACCGGAGCAACTCATCCGCATAGGTTCGATGCTCAAAGTCCGTGGCGGTGTCGCCTACTTCTAGCTGGACTCCTGTGATAAAAAATGTACGACTTGTGCTGTCAAAAAAACTATCTATACCTACCGCTCTGTTTGCATTAGTATTAGATGCCCAAGAAGTTGAATTTAAAGTACCGCTTGTGTAATTGCTTCCTCCGTGTAACCAAATTTGTAAATACAAACTAACACCATTATCATCAGCAAAAGCACCTGTTGTATCTGCTGGAAAAGTCAACACAACTCTTGTCCAAGAAGTAGTTACAGAAAACGTTTTAGATATTTGTCTAGAGTTGTCTCCATCAAATAGTTCACAAACATAAGTAGCACTTGCATTACCTTTTACATAAAAAGATACTGTAAATTCTTTTGCGTCAGATGTTCCTTTTGCAAACTGTTGTACGTCTTGACCCTCTAAAATTTGCCTGAATAGTAAAAGCTCTCCTGCTGCAATTGAAGTGTCAGCGGTGGTACAAGCTAATTTTGCACAATTAGCAAAACCCGGCAAGTCTGTAATTGCCTCTTGCGTCATTGTTAAACGACCGGCACTTGTAGCCCCTACCTGTAATTTATATCTATCAACCGTAAAATACCCAGAAGAGGCACCAATACCTGTTTCTGATGTTCCTCTTTGCGCTACCTTCATGGCACCATTAATGATAACGTTCCTGTTCCCATACTGGTTAACGTTGAGGCCAGCTTCGTTGATTCTTGATACTGCCATTATCCTGCCTCCAATGCGTCTAGTCTAGCTTTGATTGCTGTGTTTTCAGTTTCTAATGTTTCAATCCTTGTCATTGCTTCTTGCAGTGCCTTAATTGCTTTCATGTAGAGAATGGAGTATTTAACAGACTTGGTTGTTGTTTCTAACTGAACAATACCATTATCACTATTTGTATCTAAATCAGGAGTTTCTTTTACTAGCCCATTCATTCCAGCAGCTTCTAGTTCTTGCGCTATAACGCCTATTCTATTTGCAGTGTCAGAATTATGCTCTTTCATGCTATACTTTCTTACTCGTACAGCTTTTATATCATCCCATTGAGAACTAGCATCTGCTATGTTTTCTTTAAGTTTTTCATCTGAAAAACCTCCAAAAGAATTGTCTGCACTTTGAAAGTCTCCATCAGACTCAATCCTTGCTCTTGTCGCTACATTATCAGAACAGTCAAGAAAATACTCAACATTACTGTCTGGTGCTGCGTTTTCAAATTTAATTGCAACTCCATATGGATTTCCAGTTCCGGTATTAACAATTTGCATTGCGGTTTGCCCAGAAGTGGGATTGCTAAATATCCACTTTGGAGAACTCAATCCTCCATGCCAATAACCTCTAGGATTACCATCCCCATCAGACAGCACGATGTTGTTGCTTGTGGTACGGATGTCTAGGCCGCCTTGGTTGCCGTCATATGCGCCAAGGATGCTGTTTTTTGCACCTGATGTGACATACCGACCTGAAAAACAACCAACGAAGGTGTTTTGCTGAGTTGCTGCAAGGTTTGATGCGTTACCTGCAAACCTTCCCACAAAAGTATTACGGTTTCCAACAGTAGCATACCCAGCTTGCTGTCCTACAAAAGTATTACTGTCTCCTGTCGCTGTTGTACGTCCTGCCTGATATCCCACCGCTGTGTTATTACCCGCTGTAGAATTGGTTAAAAGTGCCTCGTGACCCACGGCAACGTTACTGTCCCCTGTAGTATTACTGTTTAAAGCATCTTTACCTATGCCTATATTATTATCAGCCGCATAACTGGCATTTCCTAATGCACCAGAACCTACAGCAACATTACTATTTCCAGTTCCAGCATCTAAAGCAAAAGCACCGACTGCCGTATTGTTCGAATGTGTGCTTATAGTTTTAAGAGCATTACTACCGACTGCTACGTTTAAATCACCTGTACTTATCGCAGTCCCTGCATCTTTACCAATAGCAACATTGTTAGCACCACCAGAAGCAATGCTATCACCTGCGTTTTCACCAATCCGCACGTTGTCTGTACCTAGTGTTTCTGTGATAATATCTGCGCCACTGCCAAAGGTTACATTCCCATCAAAAGTCCCACCATCAGCCTTCGATACGGTGTCAGAGATTGTCGCTATGTCATACGCAACCACTTCTAAAGTGTCATTTAACGAAGCAGCTTGGGTCAATACGATACTGGTCTTTGACGTTGAGGTATAGTCCGTTACTGGCACGAGACATATGCCATTTAAATAGACGTCTACATAGTCAGAATCTGCGTACTTCAGCGTCTTACCGTTGTCGTCCGCCCCTGAG